TCATTAAGAACTTTATCAAATAAAATTGGTGTGAAATGTACAACTAGAAAACTTTTTGATAAAGACAATATGTATAGAATTTGGAGAATAAAATGACAGATAATGTAAACCACCCCCCACACTACAAGAAAGGCTCTATAGAGTGTATAGACGCAATAGAATCAGCTTTAACCTTTGAAGAGTTTAAAGGGTATTGTAAAGCTGCAGCCATTAAATATGTATGGCGTGAAGATCATAAAGAATCTAACGTACAAGATCTAGATAAAGCAATATGGTATTTAACTAGGTTGAGAAATAAAATGGTGGACAGATGATGGATATGAGTTTTTACGCTGTTATAGGCATGTTATTACTTATAGCTTACGCATTTATGGAGAATAGATGAATAGAAAAGATAGAATAGAAGAGCTTGAAAAAAAAATTATTTACATAAAATCTGTGTTGAAAGAAACACAGGACGAACTTTTTTTATTAAAAGTTGAAGAAAATCAAGCAAAAGAAAAGGGGCATAAAGCCCCTATCCACGAGAAGACTATCTCTTAAAAAGGTGGCACTGCTTCTGGTGGTGGGCTCATGTCTGAATCCACAGCCAAAAGATAATTCTTAATTTTAGTTTTCATCATTTTAACTTCGCCGTTATCACCTTGAAATGAATCTTCTTTTTGATACATATCAAGAGTCAGATTTTTACCTACAAAGTGACCATGCTCTTCAGGATACTTTTTAAGACCACAAGCTTTAGTAAGCCTAGTAAACATTTCTGTACTTATACGCTTATTTTTTTCATCTGTGCTCCAAAGGTTATACCATTCGTTGTGATCTTTATATTTACCACCATCAATTTGAAACGTTACTTTCAAAGTCCAGTTACCAGCTTGTGACTTATATTTCTCAGTCGCTATAATTTTAGCGTTATGTTCACCCTCTGGTGCAAGTGGGACACCCGAAGGCATCTCACTTAAGTTATCAAAAAATTCTATATCACCGAAATCAGACATTAGTTTCTCCCATATCGTTAGTTAATGAAAACCCTAACTTTTCAATTAGGGCTGTTATGTCAGGCTTTTCAAAGTTTTCTAGTTTACCACTTCTATCTTTAGCCTTATAATTTTGTCGATGAATAGTTTGCAACCATCTATGTGAAACAGTTTTACCTTCATCATCTTGGCTATCGATAACTCTAAGTGCTAATACTTCATCAAAAAAGTATGTTATTGATTCGCCTAGTTTAGTACCAACCATTTTAGGTGCATGTTTTAATATGCCATCATCATTGACTACATCTTCTTTGCACAAAAATAATACGTGCATGTTTAGATCTCTAAACGCACGCATAAGATTTGTAACAGATTCCTGGACATTACCATACGCCATTCTTGGATCTTTACTGCGAGATTTCTCCCATGTAAGCAAGATCTCGCTTATCTCAGATACTGAATCTAAAACTACAGTGTCATATTGTAGGGTGCCAGATTTTAAAGCGTCATGAAGTTCCATAACTTCAGCTGCTTCTTTTACTTCGATAGCATCAACGTTCTCTGCATCTTTAATAGATAACAATCCAGCTTCAGCACTTATTACAAGCACCTTACCTGGGCACGTCTTTGCCAGTGTTGTCTTTCCAGAACCAGCCATACCATACACCAGGATCTTTGCACCTTGGCTTTGTACCAACTGACTCGGAGATACGATTCTACTTGTTAACGTCATTTTTTTCTCCTCTTAAATTAAAATTAACTTGCACATTATATACTTAATCGTTACCATATGTAAAATTAAATTTACAAATAAATTTATAAGGAGAGTTTATGGAAAATCAAAACCAAGAAAATACTTTGTGGCAAGCAAATTATTATTTCAGAACAAAGACATTAGCAACAAAAAAATTAAAAGAATTTGAAACACTAGGTGTTAAACCAAATCACACTAATAGAAAAGTCAAACCGTACACATTAAAAGAATACATAGAGTTTTTAGGACAAAGAGAAGCTGCCGAAAAGTTTGGGTGCTCTGAAGCATCATGTAAAGCATGGCGTTATGGTTATAGACAACCTACGATCAATCAAGCTAAACAAATTATCAAAGCTACAGACGGCAGATTGGATTTTGAATCTATTTATGGACCTGTATCAGAGATATTAGTAACAGAAGCTTAGTGTGTTTCAGCTCAATATTACTGAGGACGACACATCCTTAGAGCAAGCACTTGCCTACTATGACGAAGGTTATAATGTCGTTCCTTTACAAAGATCTAACAAAAAGCCACCACCTTTTTTAAAAGGTTGGGAGCAATACAAAGAGGAAAGACCCCCTAGAACCCTTGTAGAATCATGGTTTAAGGACAGGGACAACCTTGTTGTGGCTCTCGTATGTGGATCATTTATTGTTGTAGATGCAGACTCGCCAGAGGCTATGGACTGGGTAGAGAAGAATCTACCTGCATGTCCTTTCAAAGTTATTACTGGTAAGGGTATGCATTACTATTATAACAATCCACAGAACTATACCACCTTTGCTACAAGAAGAACTGCTGAAACACCTATAGAAAGACTTATAGATATTAGAGGTGTAGGTGGTTTAATTATTGCACCCTGGAGCAGACACGCTAACGGTCAAATATACAAACCCATAACCTTTCCTGATTGGAAAATACACGATCATAATGACTTACCAGACTTTACTGAAGTTGAGTTTACAAAGATAACTGGTGTACCTAAAACAGAATCAAGCGTGCAGACAGCACCGTTCTCATTAGAGGGTGTGCACGAAGGTTCAAGAAACGATGGAGCGGCTAGGATTGCAGGCTATCTTATCTCTAAAAATGTAAACCTACAATTTGTAAAAATATTTTTGCATAATTGGAACAAACAAAACACTCCACCACTACCACAAGCAGAGATAGATGGCGTAGTAGAGAGTGTTAAGAGCACGCACGATAGAAAGAATCAGATAGCACCTTTGTTCATACAAGCCTCAGAAACCATACAAAAACCAAAAGATCTATTTAATCCACCTGGCTTACTAAAGGACATGTTTAAGTTTTGCGAAGAGATAGCACAAGTGCCACAACCAGAGCTATCCTTAATCGGTGCACTATCTTTAGCTAGTGTAAGCTGTGGTCGTATATATAGAACTAATATGAATAATTTTTCATCTATGTATTTCATGGGCATCGCTAAGTCTGGCCAAGGTAAAGAAAACATTAAGACATTTGTAGAGTCAGTGCTTAACGCTAGCGATCATGAAAAGCTAGTTGTTGGTGATGGTTATACATCTAGTGGTGCTGTTCACTCTGTATTAAAGATGAGACCTACACAAATAACCATTATGGATGAGTTTGGTAAAAGACTAGAAGCCATAAGTAACTCACAAAACACTAATAGAGAAGATGGTATTCAAACACTTATGGAAGCATGGGGTAGGTGTCATGGTACTTTAAGACCAGATAATTATTCGCTTATGAATGTCCAGGAACAATACAAAGAGATGATGATGAGTCGTGTTACACATAAACCAGCTATAACGCTTGTGGGCTTATCGGTGCCAAAGAACTTTTACAAAGCACTCAATAGTGGTCGTATAGCAGATGGCTTTCTGAATAGGTTTGTTGTTGTTGAATCAAAAGAACCAAGAAGGGTAGGCGAGCTTAAAAGATTTAAAGAGCCACCTACATCAATAGTGAACTGGATTAACTATATAAGAAGGCAAAGAGGTAACATGGATGATGTTGCAAGAGACAATGCAGAGATAGATTTAAGTCAGATAGTATTAAACTTTGATAGAGAATCAGAAGAAATACTGCAAGATTTCGCAAGAGAGATCGTAAAACGACAAGATATACTAGAAAAAGACAATCTAGAGCCTCTTCTAAGCCGTTCTAAGGAAAAAGCTATGCGTTTGTCATTACTTTGTACTCTGGCTTCAAATGCAGACGCTAGAGAGATTACAGGCGATATTACACAATGGGCGGTAGATTTCATTAGATATTACGATTTATTGTTTATAGAAGCTTGTAGAGATAAGGTAGCAAGTAGTGCCATGGAATCTAAAATTAAACAGGTTCTTTCGTTTATTAGATCAAGAAATGGCGAGGGTATCTCAAAACGTGAAGTAGATAGGCATGAGCTTTTTCGTAGCATGAAGTCTTATGAAGTCAAAGAGATTATAGAAAGGCTTATGAACGCAGGTGAAATACAAGAGGTAGAAATAAAGGTAGGTGGTAAAGGCAGACCTGCTAAAAGGTTTGTTGCTGTCGATCCTACTTTCTTTGAAGAATGAGGTTACAAGTAGTGCCTATGACAATAAGTGATGCGAATGAATTTGTTGATAATTTTCATAGGCATAATAAACCTGTTAGGGGTGCAAAGTTTGCTATTGGTGCTTCTTATAATGATCAGCTTGTAGGAGTAGCCATAATAGGTAGACCTATATCAAGACACATGGACGATGGTTTTACAGCAGAAGCAGTCAGAGTTTGTACAAATGATACGTCACCAAATAATACTAATTCTTTTTTATATGGTAAGTGCTGGAGAATATGGCAACAAATGGGTGGTAAAAGAATGATCACATACACATTACAGTCAGAGTCTGGATCTAGCTTGAAAGCTGCTGGCTATAAAATAATAGGAGAAACTTCTACAGATAAAAACCATAAAGGATGGACTACAAGACCAGGTAGAGAATGGCAACCTGTCACAGGTCAAGCAAAGTTTAAGTGGGAAAAAAGTTAAACTACAGGTCTTCCTGCAATACGTTCAGCAAAGTCCAGACGTTCTGGCGATAAAGGATCTACAGATGCTTGCGTAGTATCGACTTGGGGTAATGGGGGCGGTATATTTATAGGCTTTGTAACATCAATAATTCTTTGTCTTATATTATCTATTATGCCAGTGCTTTCTTCCAAACCAGTATCTATATCTTCATCTGTTAATCCTATAGCCTCTGCACCAGCTTCAAATCCTCTATCAACTAGACCAGCAGTTTCCGAAGCAAAAGGTATAAATTCACCATCAACATATCTTAAACCAGCTTGTCTAGCTGCGTTTATCATTAATCTAAACGCTTGTGATACTGAACCTGGATCAGTTTTGGACATTAAACTTACAAAAGCTCTGTTAGAAAACAAAGACCTAGCTATAGCTAAACTGGTTAACAAAGGTAGACTTGCAAGTGGATTAAATACTATCGTTGCTGCTATACCAGCTGCTACCAAACCACCAGCACCACCGCTTCTGCCCTTTTCTCCGACAGTAAAAGCATCTATTTGTTTATGAAATTGACGCAAGTCTTGTGTAATTTCTTTACCAAACATAGCTTCAAGTGTTTCATCACCATAAGAATCTAAAGCAGTTTTTAAGTTTTGATGTTTAAATACATCATTAATTTTACCCTTACCATTAAAATCAATGGCTTTGGCTAAAAGTTTTTGCATGCTAGCTTGTTGAATACTGTTAAAGACTTCTGGGCTAACTGTTTCTTTTACCGTGTTAATATTTGCAAATGCACCTGGTCTAAATATGCTATTAACTGTTTCCTCAATGCCAACGTCTGGTAATCTAGCGATGGCTCTGTTAGCTTCAAATTTTAGTTTTTCATCAGAGGCTTTTGCTAATTGTTCTAACCCTGCAATAAATCTTTTACCTTGCTCATTTGCATTTAAACCTCTACTTGCATTTTCAACAGTAAATTTATTTACCAAGTTTTTAATTGCTAAAGGTTTTAATCTAGGACTTATTTGGTTTATTTGTTTTATAGTGTCTATTACTAACCTACCACTTGATTGTTTTGTTAGAGGATCTCTAAATAGCTCATCAAATTTGCCTAGGTTTTCTCTATCAAACCTCAACATCTGTCTTGCAAACTCAGTAAAATTAATATCTGTTAAGCCATCATTAGTAGCATTTTGAAAAGCGTCATTAAATAATCTTTGTTTAAGTTGTGCTTTTAATCTGTTCTCATAAAAGTGTAAATCAACACTACCATCATCTTTAATTTTTCTATACTTTGGGTCTAATTTAACGTAATTATCATATTCGGCTAAAGCTTTAAAAATATTTTGTAGCTCTTGATTGCTTCCACTAAGAATGGCATCTTTATATACTTTATCAGCATTAATAGAGCCTTTTTTTGCATTTGAAATAATTCTATCCATTTCAATATTGTCAAATGGTTTCATTCTTTCAAAATGTAGTCTATTTGCATCTCTTAAATTTGTAATAGATTGTTGTAATTCTTTTATCTCTGGCTCTTGTAATCTGAAACCTTTTGCTTGTAATTCTTGTTGAATATTTTTAATACCATGTTGTTCTATTTCAGTAAGAATACTATCACCATTATTTAGAGATCGACCAGCCACATATTTAGTATCATCTAAAGTGCTTAAAACATGAAATAACAAATCTCTTTCTTTAGATGCCTCTATCACTTCTGTAGTAAAATCTCTTATCTCTGATATATCATTTCTAATTTGTCTTAAATTTATACCACCAACACCTGTTTCAATAGCTCCTTCAGCCCTTAATCTCATGTCACCGATTACACTGTCTAACTGCTCTACTACACTACCTCCAACCTCTGTTCCTGGTCTTTTCATTTTCCAAAAATTACTTTTACCCTTGTAATCTTTTATAAGTCTTTCAGCGACTTCAACATGTTTTAATACAATTTTATTTAGAGCCACAGTCATAGCTTTTGCTTTTTCTTGTCCTAAAGTATCTTTCAATGCACCAATTTCTGGATCACCAAATCTATTTATAGTTACATTTTCTGGGCTTGTTAGATTAAGAAAAGTTTTATCTAGCTCTCTATACCTTTCACCACTTTCTCTAGTTACAGCTTGACGAGCACTGGCTAGTGTATTTTTTAATTCCATGCCAAAATCAAATCTACTGGGTATGGTGCCATAATTACCAGCCTCAATCACATCAGCTCCAATATCTTGTAATAGTTCTTTAAGTGTTTCGGTGACTTCTTGCTCTCTTTGTCTTAATAATTGATATGATTGATTAACAGACTCATCTAAACCTTTTTTTGATGATTCTGATATGTATGAACTTAATTGATCTTTTTCTGCTTTTATTCCTCTTAGTAAGTAATTTAGATCTTGCTTCAGAGCTCTTATATTTACTTTATCTCTATTATTACCAATAGCAGATTCAGCAAACTGTTGTATACGTCCTGGCAACATTTTTCCTAAAGCTTGTTGCGATGGCACAGCACCACTTACTTTATTGTAAGCGTACTCAAATTTTTTAACTTTACCATCTTTTATAGCTTTCAATATTTCTTTTTCAGTTGCAGGTCTACCAAGATCCTCATCTAATCTTGCTACATCAGGCCAAAATCTATTTCTACTTTGTTGATACAATATTCTTTGATTTTCTATAGGTGCTCTTTTACCTAAAAACATTCTGTAGACTGCTGCTGGAGCTTCACCAAGCAAACCTTGACCAACAGAACCTATTATAAACTCTTCTTTGAGCAAATCTTCTATATCATCACGATCTTGTAATTGAAAACCCTCTAATGTATCTAAATATTCCTCTGCACCTTTACCAGCAGCACCCGCGACTCCAGCAGTAAACGTATTAGCTATTGGTTTTCTACCACCAAATAAAGAGGTAAATGCTTTTAAAATTCTTGTTTGAGGCATAAAAGCAGCAACTGTAGTTAAAACTGGACCTGCTATGCCAGATAGATCTGCTAAATCTCCAGTCTTAAGATTAAAACTGTTTTCATCAATTATCGTGTTAAGTGGTATAACAGTGCCATCTTGTAATTCTCTGGTTTTAACTTCTTGTCCTAACAATTCCAATCCATATGGTGTTAAAGCAAGTTGTCCTTTGGTGTTTCTTACGTAACCTGCTGGACCAACTTCATTATCCATAATATCTTCTTGTTCAGTTGCTGACTCGCTTTTTTGTACTTTGTTTAAAATTTGCTCTAATACTACATTCTCTTCTGAAAGTGTTTCAGCTCTGCCTAGCTTTTGTCTTAATTCTTTAATATCTACACCAGTTTCATAATCAAAGAATAGTTCATCATAAAATGGTGATACAGCACCTTTAGCTATTTCAGCTCTTGTTTTTTTTCTTGCTTCGTCTTCATTAGCTGCATCAACAATGTGTGCAACTCCTTGTGATATTGCTACTCTAAATCTAGGCATTATTCTTGAAGTGTAATATCTGTTATGCCAGTTTGATTAGAAAAATCATTTGAATCCAGCATAAAATTTAAAGCCATGTCTGGAGTGAAAGCTTTTATAATATCAATTACAGATTTACGATTTGCTAATATTGGTGAGTCATATCCAACATTTTTGAAATAATTTTCATAGCTTGCAATTTTACCTTTTTGTTCGTTCATCGTACCTATAATTCTAGTTCTACTATCTTTAAGTTTTTGGATAGATACTGCTAACGGGGTTGTAATTTTAATATCACCAAAAACCTCTTCTACTATTTGTCTGTCTAAATTAGAAATAGTTTTTCCAGACTCACCTAATATTTCCCTAACGTTTGCTTGTCTTAAAACGTTAAGTAAAGCATTTGCTCTTGTTCTTGGACTTAATTTTTCAAATGGTTTACCTTCATTTCTTTGTATGGCTGCTTCAATCATATCGGTAGCTTCGCCAAAAAATCCTTGTAAACCTGTAGCCCCACCTTCTCCTAATGTTTTAATTATATAATTAAGATTTTTAAGTGTTTCACCGCTTTTTTCAAAGCCTTTGATGTCTGCTTCCATTTCTATCTCTTTATTATTAATTTTATCAAAATCTGATGCTGTTAATTTATCAACATCACCTGCTTTAATACCTGCAATTAATAATTCTCTTTGAAACTTTTTCTTTTCTTGTTCTTCAAGTAAATCTCTTGCTGCTCTTTCTTCAGACGCTTTTGCTGCACCAGCCGCTAATCCTTCACCTAATTGACCAGTAGCAACTAATTGACCACCAACATTTCTAATAAAATCTAAAAATCTATCAGAACCAAATATACCAGTAGTTTCTTTTACAACAGGAGGTGGTTTTGCGATGTTTCTTTCCTCCAGTGCTTCGGTATCAACCTTTGTAAGTTTTAATTCTGGTGGATCAAACTTTACCAAGTTTTCAGCTTTTGATTGTGCATCTGTTTTATTGACATCAACTAAATTTTCAATAGGTGTTATTTCTAATAAAGTTTTGTCTATTTCATCTTTAACATCAGGTGGCAACTGTATTTCATCTGGTCTTTCTATAATGTTACCAAACTGATCTCTGCCTATCATGTCTTGTTCAAAAGCTAATCTTCTTCCTTGTTCTCTTTCAAAACCAACGCTTCCAGGCTCAAACCTTGTACCTAAAGTCGTTGACATTTCACTCATAGCATCTATATCAGGTGTAAAAGTTTTTGGTTCTACATCTGTCATACTTGTAGGTATGTCTATGTCTAATGTGTCTTCTGTTTCAACAACTGGTGTCGATATTTCATCAACTTCTTCTGCAAAATCTTGTACAGAGGGTTTTAATATTGCTGCTAGTTCTTCAGCAGACCTACCACCTCTTTCTGCTGTTTCTCTAAAACCTTGCATACCCTCTCCATAGAAAGGAGAATCGTACTCGGCGACTGATCTAACAGCAGGCATATTAGCGAGTTGTTCTTCTGAAAATATTTGTCTAGTTAATCCACTTATAGCTGGTAGATATAGTCCTTTTGCAATCCTGCCAACATCAGCTAATGAAGAAATGCTTGCTGGACGACCTATATTTTGTGTAATTGGTATTGATTTTCTATCAGTTACTGAATCTAAAATAGATTTTAAATTAGGACTTATAAATATTTGTCCAGCATCAGCACTATTTCTTAAAGCAAATAAATCTGCATCTGATAATTGACTAATTTGTTTTGAAAAATCCTCAACGGTTATATTATCTGTTCTACCATCTGGATAAGTTACTAAGCCTCCACTTTGAAACATTTTACGATTCATGAAGTTCATTAACTACTTCCTTGTCTTGGAGCTAATGCTCCGTACGCACTAAATGCGGCACCAAGTCCAGCAGCAGTAGGATCTGTTGGCATACCATATTGTGAATCAATTTGTGTTTTAGAAGCTTGATAACCTGGTAACATAGAACCTATTTGACCTAAAACTCCCAAAGGTCTCATTTGTTGTCCCATCTGTTGTTCAAATATTCTTCCTAATCCAGTTTCGGCTATGCCTCTTCCTGTTGCACCAAAGCCTGCTAGTTCTCTTCTTTGTCCAGATCTTAATTGTTCTTGTGTTCTACCAAGATCAGTCATTTGTCCACCAAACCCAGCTAGTCTTTGTGCTAAGTTTCCTGCTGCACTACCTCGACCTGTGCCAATACCTATTAAGCCTTGTGCACCAGTTCTTTTAGCCTGTTGTTGTCTTGCAAACTCTCCAAGACCAGTTCTTTGTGCTTCACTAAATCCTTGTTGTCTGATTCTGCCTAATGCTTGTGCTAAGCCTTCACCTAACGCCTCTCTACGCTCCATAGCACCAAGTCTTGCTCTACTACCACCAAATGCACCAGCACCAATCTCACGAGCTCTAGCAGCTATATCTTGTTGCTCACCTGCTTCTAAAACATCTGATATGGTTTGTTGTACTACAGCGTCTTCAAATGGGTTAAAAAATTGTTGTGTCATACTAGGATCATAAGCACCCATAGTGTCTTGATAGATCTGTTCTGCTTGTGTGTAGTATGGATCTTGTAGTTGTTCTGCTCTTCTCGATTGAGCTATAGCTTGATTTACTAACTCTCTATTTTGTTGTAAGAATGGTTCAAAACCACCTATACCAGCTACAGCCTGTTGTCTTGCAAGCACTTCTAATGGTGTAAGTCCTGCTGTTTGTTGTAGAGGTACATCACTACCTATAAGGTTTGCACCTGCTTGTTGAAGTTGTTGAAAGAAACCAGGAGAGTCTGCTGTGCCAAAATATAATGATCTAATTAGTGGATCAGTTAATGTTTCTGCTGTCGCTTGTTGTAATAATACTGGATCTATTGCACCAATAGGCATAGTAGTATCGGGTACTGCCCCCACATCTGTTGCCACTGCAGCTAGCGTGGTAGGGGCAGGTTCAATTGTAGGCGTAGGCATTGGTTCAATTGTACCAATTGTACGCCTAGGGTCTGGCTCAACTGTAAGTGCTGGGTTTGTTATAGGTATTGGGGTTTTGATAAGAGCAGGACCAGTATCTTGAGGCAAGCCATCAATAGGTCGAATATCTCTAAATCTATCAGAGTAATTTGTGCGCATTAGTGGTGGTGGAGCCACATTCGGTGGAGTAAATCCTGGTGGCAATTCACGACTTAGATTACCACCAGTGCCTTGTATATCTAAAAGTGCACCTAGACGCTTATCTTGTGTAGGTCGTGGACTTGTATCTATTGGATTGTATCTTCTAGGTCCCAACAAGAAACCACGAGAACCAGGGTCTGGATTTAATTCTCTTTGTAGTTGCTCTCTAAACTCTTCTGGACTTGGTGTAGCATCATAGGATCTTGCGGTGCTACCAACTCCTTGCCCAATGGTTTTTCTAGGTATGTATTTTCTTAGTTCTTCGTCTGATAGCTCTAATAATTCAGCAGCAGTTAATCCTGTTTGTTCTCTTGCAGCTGGTGGTCCAGGAACTAAAGGAGTTGTAGCAAAGTTATTTGAGCCTACACCAGGTACTCCTGTTAAGCCAAGTGCTTGTCTTTGTCTTAAATCATCAGAGTTAACAAGGTTTATAGAAATGAAATCATCACGCTTGGGTGGAATGATTGGTTTTTCCAAAGGTCTTACATCCTGGTTAATACCCCCTATACCACCTATTGACGGTGGTTGTGGTGGTATAACGGTAGGTGTTACAGGAGGTAAAATAGGAGGTGGTGTAACAGGTGGTAATTGTGGCGGTTGCATCGGTGGTAAAGGTCTTACAAACGGCTCTGGCCTATTAAATATTGGATTAAAACCAGTAATATTTATTGGCTCACC